AGGAAGGTCTTAATGACCTTCCTCGATATTTTCAACATTATGGTAATTTAATATAATATTTTTACTCATGGAGGTAATTAAATGGCAATAGACAATGTAATTGACCCTACTAATTGTAATCCTTACTCTACTGCTAGTGGCGACAATAAACGTGCTTGTCCTAAAGCTAATATGGTAGACATTAAAGCTGAGATCCGTAGATCTCTCTTGATCTCTTTCGTATTCTCTAATCCAGATGATAACTATAAAGTTCTTCTTTCTGAAGGTGCTAAAGAAATCTGGGAAATTGATTATGTAAAAGATGGTGAATTGAAACGTGCTGCTGGTAAAGTACGTAACTTTGAGTACTGGACTAATAAACACATTGGTCTCTCTACTTACTCTGCTAATGGTGTAATTCAACGTGATGAAAAAATCGTTGTTAAATTCGATGCTTCTATCGATTTCAAAAACCAACTTCTTTCCATTGACGTTCGTAACATCCGTGGTTTGAAACCAGCTGGTGTAATTGAAGATTCTGAATTGAGTCAAGATTCTGCAGCTAACTTCATTAAAGTATCTAAGAATGCTTACAACTTCCTTAAAGTTGCATATCCTAAAGAATATGCTACAATGACTAAACTTGACAATACTTTAAATACTGATGACACTGAATATACAGACTATATGTTTGATGGTGCATTGGCATTAAATGAATTGGCTCCATTGAATATGAAGAAAGTTAAATCTGCAAACTACATGTTTAGAGATAATCAAAACTTACGTCAAGTTCAATTAACTACATCTGATGCATTAGCATCCACAAAAGGTATGTTTGAAGGTTGTTCCAAATTGGAACAAGTTGAAATCAGTACTCATGGTGTACAAAATGCTGAAGCTATGTTTAAAGGTTGTCAAGCATTGAAAGCATTGAAATTAGATGTATCTTCTTTGACTACAACAAAAGAAATGTTTAAAGATGCTACTGCATTGGCAACTCTTCGTGTAACTGGTAAATTGAACACTGGTATTGATTTGACTAATTGTCCATTAGACCAAGATTCTATCGCATCTGTATTGAATTCTTTGAATGATAATGGTCCTGATGAAGATAAAGAAGTTCGTTTCAGAAATGAAACTGTTGCTGGTACATTGAAAGCTACTTTCGATGGTGCAACTACTGCAGGTTGGGTAATCTCTGGTCTTACTTTCACTGAAACTCATGCAGATAAAGAAGATGAAAACTTAGGTAAAGATTTAGTTGATGCATACGAGGATGGTAGAGACAATGGACCTACTCATGAAGAAACACACACTGAAACTCCTAACAATTCTGAAACACATACTGAACAACCAGCTACACCTGGTACTACAGAAACTCATGAAACTTCCACCGTAACTCCAGCTGAACCAACTCATGAAGAAACTCACACTGAAGCTCCAGCTCCTAGTACAGAAGAACATCATGAAGCTACTCCTAGCACTGGTGAGACTACAGTAACTCCAGCTCCTACTCATGAAGAAGCTCATACCGAACAACCAGCTACTACTGGTGAAACAGAAACACATACAGCTGAACCTACTCATGAAGAAACTCATACTGAAGCTCCTGCAACTACAGGTGAAACTGTTGCAGTAACTCCTAGCACTTCTGAAACAACTGTAACTCCAGCTCCTGCTACTCATGAAGAAACTACCGTAGCTTCTACAACTCCAGCTGCTACTCCTAGCACTGAAACTACTACAGTAACTACTCCTGAAACAGCTCCAACATCTGGTACTACAGAAGAAACTCATACATCTGAACCAGCTCATGAAGAAACTCACACTGAAGCAACTCCTGCTCAACCAGCTGCTCCGGCTACTACTGGAAATACAGCTTCTTCTACAGCTACAAATTCTGAAAGTGAAGAAGAATTAGACCCTAATATGATGCTTGACGCTTATAATGAAGGTGCAAACTAATAATTTGGGAAATATTCTCAGCCCTAATTTTTCGAAACATATTAGTAGCGAGCATAATGTTTGTTCGTTAGAATAATATTTTGAAAGGAGAAATCAATAATGGCTCTTTCTATCCAAGCCCAATTGAAAAAAGTATTGGCACCTTTTGCTAAAGCAGTTGGTGTTGATATTAAAAAATTAAAAGACAGTAAACAAGATAAACTTAAAGCTGGTGATAATATCCACATCGATGAAGATGGCACTATCTCCGCTAGAGGTACTGGCGAAGCTGCCGATTTAAGTGCTTATTCTACTACTGAGCAAGTTACTACTTTAATTGATGGTAAAGTTGCTGGTCTAGTTAAAGCTGATGCTTTAGATACTAAGTTAGCTAACTATGCTACCAATGCTGCTGTATTAACTCAATTAGAAGGTTATGCTAAAACTACAGAAGTTCAACCTAAATTGACTGCTGGTGAAGGCGTAGCTATCTCTGAAGCTGGTGTAATCAGTGCAACTGCTACAGCTCCTGATTTGACTGGTTATGTAAAAACAGAAGCTTTGGAAACAGCTTTAGATCTTGGCGATCTTAATTTGGTTGTTGAATATGAAGCTGGCAAAACTGGTACTGCAACTACTGAAGCTACTGCTTCTAGCGGGACTGAAGGAATTGTATATCATGCAGCTCCACCTATTGGTTAATCATTGATAATTTAATATACAATAAAGTAATACTAATGAGAGATGATCATTACGATCATCTCTCCTTTATTTAAATTTCTGAAAGGAGAAATCTAAATATGGCTGAATTTAAAAAAGCTATTGAGAAAACTCTTAAACCTTTTGCTCGTAAAGTAGGTTCTGATATTAAAGGTATTGAATCTAAAGTATTTGCTGGCAAACCAATTAACGTAGTAGAATTCGGTATTGATAATACTGGTGCTACTGATGTGACTGCAAAGTTAAATGAGTTATTTAAAAAAGTCCAGGCTGAAGATTATACAGAAGTAATCTTCCCTGATGGTACTTATAAGATTTCTGATCTAGTTAATATAATGGCTCCAAGTGATCGTAAGAAATATGTATATATCCATGCTCAAAATAGATATAAATCTAAAATTGAAATGCATGGTACTAGAGAACAATCCCCTGAAGGATATAGTATCTATGTAGGCTTTCAATTACAACCAGAAAACTTTGAAGCAACTACAACTCGTGGTTACAATGTAAGATTTGATGGTTTTGTAATCGAAGGTCATGAACTTCCTGCAGATGAAACTAATCTACAACCATCCACTTCTATTTATGCTATTACTTCTTCGCAAGAAAGTCATGATAATTTCAATAGTAGTGATTATAATTTATATAACTTTACTTGTACTAATATGGAATTCATTAATACATATTATACTATTAACTTAAACTATAATATTTTTGATGCTGATTTAAGAAATATCTATATTGATGGTGCAGAGTATCCATTAGATCTTAGTTCTAATTATTCCAATAATAACTCTTTAGATAATATCACTATTAAGAACTGTAAAAATGGTACAAATGTCAATGTTAAATGTAGTGTTAAGAATATCGATATTATTTATGATAAAGAATCTATCTTTGCTAATAATAATATGCCTAGTCATTCATTTACTCCATATTTGATGTCAAATGTATCCATTAAAGGATTCTATAGTCTTGCGTCAGGTATGTCTGTTCTATCAATTAACAATCAATCAAGTACAATATCTGATATTAGATTAGATTTGAAACCTACTGGCACTGATAATATATATCAATATGAAAGTTATGTACCTTCATTTATCGATTTCAGTAATTTTAGTTCTGAATCTGGGTTGGTTAATGTATCTGATGTTACATTTGAAAAGTTTGAAGAAAACTTTGCTAGTGTATTTGAAAAAGTACCTAAATTTGCATTCTTTAACACCTCTATTCCTTTATCGTTGCATAATGTATCTGAATCTGATCATTTAAAATTCTTCCAAGAAAAAGCTATAAATGTTACTTACGAAAAGGCTGGTTCTTATAATCTAAATTATAATACCAAGAATGAATCATTCAAACCAAGACCATATCTCGGTACTGATCGTAATATGAATGATACAGATCAAGCATTAGATAGTACATTTGGTGCATTGTATTTAGCATCTTCTAAAGGTACTCCATTAACTGGTACTAAAGGTGAAGATTTCTCTGAAAATACTGCTGGTGTTAAAGGTGATATCTTTACTGAATTAGAACCAGAAAAGAATGGTCACTTTGCATATGTATCTACATATGAAAATACTACAGACGTAACTATTTATAAAAGAGATTGTCCAATAACTTCTTTTACATATAATTCAGATGATAAGACATATACCGCTACATTTGCAGAATTGCCAAAATTTAAAAATGGCACTATGGCTAATAAGATAGTTAATGTTGGAAGTATACTAGAAAATCTAGAATCTGGATCACTTGAATTTGAAATCACTGCAGTAAATGAAGATGCTAAAACTCTTACATTAAAACCTTATACAGAAAATAAGCAAGGATATGCTTTTCCATACACTATTGATGCTACTGGTACTACTGGTGATCCTGTATTCGCAAATGGATTTAAAATAAAACCATGTAAAGTTAATCGTATGAAAAATATGACATACGTAACTGTACCAATTATTCATTCTGGGGCTACCGAAAACCGTCCAACTGAGCACTTAGTTGTCGGTCAAATGTATTTTGACACTACTGTAGGTGCACCTGTATTCTGGAATGGTACTGAATGGATCCAAGGTAATAATGGTGGTAGTGGTGGTTCTGTAAATACATCTAACTTTGTAACTAAACAAGAACTTGAAACTACATTGAATGCGATCAATGAAAAGCTTAAAGAATTACGTGGAGGTAACCAATAATGCCAGACACTTCTAATCAAATCATTCAAACACTAGAAGCTATTCATAATGATATTAAAGCTGCTAAGAGTACCTTAAAAGAAAATAACGTAGAGTTGATTTCCAACTCTACTTCCACATTAAGTGCAGAGATTAATAAGATTCCTACTGCTATTAAAGAATCTAGAGAATTATTAGGATTCAATAGTGGTTCAATGTCTTTAAGTGGTGGTTTCTTATTTGATCCTAGATCATCTTATATAGATAAAGTAAATGCTACTATATTAGAAACTGACGATGGTACATATACTATACCTAAAAATAAAGATTTTAGATTATCATTATCAAAATTACCAAATCCAACAGATTCTTCTAAAGCTACAATGACATCTCTTGGTTATTATAAATATAAATTAAATGCAGATCCTTCTAATATTTCTTCTGTATTAAATAGATTGACTAAAGATTATATGTTTGGTGCTCTTAAAAATTTATCTGGTTGGGGTAACTCGGCTCCAAATATTGATGTATATATACATGATACATCTAACTCTATAAATATTGATAGTAATAATATTGCTACTATTAATAATTTTAGTATGCCAGGTTATTATGGTAAATTATTTATAAATGATAAAGAAATTACAAAAGTTAAGACTAATGAATTCACATTTTCTACTAATCTAAATATTACAGATGTAGAGTGTGATAAAATGATTATAAAATCAGATTCTATGTATCATATATTTAGTAAATTTACTGATATGAATATGGAAGGATTCCAAGAATTAACTAGTGAGCAATCTGCAAGATTTAATTCTCAAGAGCCTGCATTAAGAATTAAAATGAATGATGTTAATTTTGAATTTAATGCATTATCAGAAAAAACACATTTTAATTCTATCTCTAGATATTTTATAGATCCAGTAGATATTCCTAGTAGTTTATCTAGTAAAAACCATGATAGAATACAAATTTTTGTAGAAGAAAATGAAAGTAATATTGCTAAATTACATACTAAAGATGTGATGCTTAATGTATTACAATTCATCAAAGTTAGTAATCTAGATGGTACTAAAATTTATAGTTATAAAGAAAATAAATTTATTCCAAAGAATGAATTTACTAATATTGCATATAATTTAGAATATGACGATTGGAGTCCATATGTAAATTATGAACACTATGTATTAAATAGAGTTGTGTGCATTCCTAGTGTTTCAGAAAATGATACACTAAAACAAGAAACTTATGCTCCAGTAAATGTACCATCATTCTGCCTTAGCATGGTTGAAGAAAATGGATATATACGTTGGACATATAATAATGATAATATGATAACATTTTTAAAAAATGCACCAGATTGTTATGATTTCGATTTATTCTCATATAGACAAAATCTTATTGGTATGATGTTAGGTAACACTGTTAGACAAGATAAAGAACTTAAATTTAACTGTCCACCTAATAGTGATAATAAATTATTAATGCCATTATTATATTTTGGATGTGGAAAATTAAGTGGAGCTAGCTATGGTGCTAGTGTATTAAATAAAGTTATTATAGATAAATGCGGTTATGATGATATTGATGGTAAAAAGACACTTGTAGATAATGGTTATAACCATTGTGGTTTACTTTTAGCATCACCATATGATACTAAATTTACTAATTATAGTGGAGAAATGCTAGAATCTGCATCTTTATCAGATAGCGTTATTACGTATAATGAAAACATAAAAACAGTTAAATTTAAAGAAAATTCTACAGCATATGTATCATTAATAGTTTGCCAAGAACCATATTTAAGACATACTGAAATGAATCCTGATGGATCTGGTACTTTCTTTAAATTAACTCCTCCATCTGAACCTGCTAAATTTATTTTTACAAATACTACTAAGGTAAAATCAGTAAATGATATTTTATTAACAGCAGGTGGTCAAGATGTTGTTTTAGGACCATATTCGACTAATACTTTAGCTAAAATATGGGACAAATTTATTAATGTATTAGTACCAGAAGATTATCCTGGTCTAGGTACTTATGAATTTGAACACTATAGACTTCCTGTATATAACTTAGATAAAACTAAAAAATATAACTATTCTAAGAAAGCATGGGAACCTATCACTACATTAACAGATGATTCTAAACAATTATCTGAAATATATCCTAATTATTATGATAAAATTCCTTCTGGATTAACTGGTGTTACAACTGCAGGTTCTGTAATTGAATGGGCTTAATATAATTATTCCCAGAAGAGGTTAATCCTCTTCTGGGTTTTCTTTTACAATATAGTAATTGAAAGGAGAAATTTATTATGAAAATATCAAAAGACTTTACAGAAATGCTTAAGCAATCTTTCAGACACATTGGTTCTGATATCAATGCACAAAGACCAGCTACATTGTCTGATCAAACAAATATTACTTTTATTAAGACTATAGAAATAGATAAGACTGTAGTTAATCAATGCCAAGGGTTTACATATGACCCAACAGTTAAGAGATTCATCTTAGGGTGCTGTAGCCAAGATAACTCTAAACAACGTATCTATGAATTAGATGCCGATATGAATATTGTTAAATTTACTGATTTTGAAGGTATGGATAAACTAGGTCATGTTAATACATTATTTATGGATGGTGAAACTATTAGAGCTACGAATGGTGCAGCTAACGGTAGTCGTATTTATAATATTAACCGCAATGATTCTGGGGATCTTGTTTTAGGAGAATTTAGAGATTATCCTGATAAGTGCTTTAATATTGGTAAAGACCTAGATGGTTCTGGTAGATATATTTCTATCGTTCCAGGTGAAGATAGTAAGTCTCGTAAAATAAGAATCTATACTGATAATACCATGACTACTAAACAAGAATATATTGTACAAGTAGATGAAACTAATCTAGACTCTAACGGTGCATATCTTAAAGGTGATACAATCATCTTTGCTGTTGCACGTAGACTTATTGAATGTCGTCTAATTGGTAAAGAATTCAAAGTTATTAGAGAGATAGAAATGGAGCCATACTGTGAAATTGAAGATTTTGTTTATGTTAATGGCGATATTTATATGTGTGCCAATTCTCATGATTACGTTCGGATTTATAAGTATTCTTCTAAAAGGTCTTATTATAATCATATCAATAACGATTATCTTAATAATGGTATTACTGTTGGTAATCAGGTAGGTTACCATGGTAGAACTACTGATGGTAATGCACTAGTTATTGCTAAGGTTAATAATAAAAACAATCTAGAGCTTGGTGATAAGAGAGCTAATACAACAGTGATTGGTAAAGAGTTTAAGCACTATAATGGTAATAACTCTTATACTGTATTAACTACAGCTCATTATAATACAGCAATCTATAATAAGGTTACTATGGATGAAAAACTTAAGGCTCTTGATGACCGCATTAAAGCTCTTGAGGCTAAATAACAGTAATTTTATTACCCCTAAACATTAGAGTATAAGACACTATTTACTCTATAGGAGGTCATTATGGGTATGAAAAATGTAGGAGCATTCCTAAAGGAAGAAGGAACTTCTCTTATTTTTAAAGGGGATGGAGAACTAGTATTCTATATCCCAGAGAATTATTTTAGAAATGATGGTCATATGAAGTATGCTGAAGAAGCTGGTGAATATGTAAATACTTTAGGACTATTCTCTTATGAAGTATTTGATTCTAAAGGGAAATCTATCTACGGTATTAAGTTATTCAGCCATCCAGTTCTTATATCTACTATGCCATCATCTATTGAAAAGGTAAAAGATTATATCTTAGATAAGAAGATTCCAGTTCCAGTAGATTATCGTATTCTACATTTTAAGAAAGATGATGTAGTTATAGTAAATACTGGTTCACCTGAAGATATTACCAACGTTGAAAACATGTTTAGACTATTCATGATCACTGGTAATATCCCTAATGTAATTGCATATGATAAATTACATTCATTCTTAATGGATTCTATCAAATTCAATGGTTCTTCTTTCGGTATCTCTGCACAGATGTTTGGTATTCTAGTATCTGAATTATGTAGATCTGTTAAAGATGAATCAGTTCCATTCCGTTTAGCTAAGGAAACTGATATGCATAAGTATAAACCATTATCAATTAAGATGGTACCTAAGTATATTTCTGCATTTACTTCCATTACATCAGAAAACTGGGATGATGCGGTAGTCAACTCTATTATCAATAAGAATAAAGTTGACTCTCCAATGGAAAAGATCCTTATGCAATAGCCATAATTAACATATGAATAAAAGTTTAAATAGTATCCATCTAGGATTCGTTTATAACTATTATTTAAAATCTATTAAGGAGGAAATAAAAGATTATGATTGGTACAAAAATCATTCTTGAAGACCAAAGTTATATTCCCTCTCTGAATGTAGCCGACTCTACTACAAGACCAATTGTATTTGCTGGTTTTACATCTGATAAAGGGACTGAAGAATATACTAAATGGCAAGGCGATGATTTCTTCGATCAATATGGTGAAATCTCGTTTGCTCGTCATGGTCAACCATTACTCCAAGCTGCTAACGTAATCAACAACGGCGGTATTGTTTATGCAAAACGTGTTGTTGACCCAACTTCTCGTTTAGCTATGCTAGGTGTAGTTGCTCATGTGAAAGAAATTTCTCGTCAAGAAGCTCGAATTAAAATTGATCCATTGACTGGATCTCCTATTACTAAAGCTGATGGCTCTTATGTAACAGTTGATTTATATTGGAAAGCTACTGATGTAGCATCTATTTCCGATCCAGCACAACGCCCTACATATACTAAAGAAGAAGCTGGTGTAGATGGCATTGCTGCTATGTATAAAGTATGTCAAGTTAACTACTCTGTAGAAACTTTGGCTGCTGAAGAAAACGTTCATGGTAATGACTACGTTGCTACTGCAAAAGCATTCTATGACAAATACAAAAACAAAAAAGATAACAAATTCCCATTGTTCTTGATTATGGATAATGGTCGTGGTGTATCTCAAAAGAATATTACTATTTCCTTTGATTCCACTTTGTCTCGTTCTGCACAATCTGCACGTTACGTATTGGATATCGATGAAAACAGTAATACATTAGAATCTATTGTATTCTCTTTGAATCCTTCTGAAGTTGAAGCTGGATACAACTTATTCTTTGATTCTGTAGTTAAACGTACTTCTAAGCAAGTTAAATGCTATGGTTATGAAGACCAAATGCAATTATTCTATGCTAAAGTAGCAGCTATTGCTGGTATCTCTGAAACTCGTTTACGTGAATCTGATATCATTGGTGCTCGTACTTGGAAAGGTGATGTATTCAAAACTTTTGAAGTACTAGAATCTACTAATGATGGTGTGGCGACAGTTAAACTTGATAGCTTTGCTGGTCATCCATTGACTGGTGGTTATAATGGTGATACTTTCGGTACATCTCCTATCTCTAACTATAAAGGTGTGACTGATGCTACATCTGTATATGCTACAGAAATGGCTAAAGTATACAATGGTGCTTTCAATGATGATATCTATGATATCGATAACAACCCAATTGATATTGTTGTCGATGCTAACTATCCTCATATTGTAAAACGTGCTATTGAAACACTTTGTTCTTTCCGTCAAGACGTATTCTATTTCCGTGATATGGGTACTAAAGGTCTTACTAACCTTCTTGCAATCAAGAATGCTAAGACTTTGAATACTGGTGGTAATAACCGTTACGTTGCGACTTATTGTCAATACTTCGATATCTTCGATCCATATACTCGTAAACAAATTACAGTTACTATGGGTTATGCTATTGCTCGTTTGATTTGTATGCACTTCTCTAATGGTCGTTCCTTAGTATGTGCTGGTCAAAGCAATGGTTGGACTGTTCCAGAAATCATCGAAGGTACTTTATCTTACGTTCCTAAGATTACTCCTGCAGGCGATCAAGTTGCTGAAATGGATGATCTTCGTATTAACTTTGGTAAGTACTATAACGGTATCTTCTCTCTTGCATCCGAATATACTTCTCAAGATATCTTTACACAATTAAGCTATGCTAATAACGTATTATCTATCCAAGAGTTGATTAAACAAATTCGTATTGCATGTCCTAAGTCCCGTTATAAATTCATTACTGGTACTGACTTTGAAGACTATAAACAAGACGTACAAGCAGTTATTAACAACAACGCTAATAAATTTGCTTCTATTGCTATTGACTTCAAATCTGATTCTGCATATGCAGCAAACAAAATTGTTTATGCAGTTATCCAAGTATCTTTCAAAGATTTCGCACAAGCTGAAATCTTCCGTATCGTTGCTATTCCAATTGCAACTACTGTTAGTGCTAATGCTTAAGGGGGATAAATAATATGGCTGGACGTACTGCTGGTGCTGTTAACTTTATCTTCGACGGCACTAAAGAAATTCGTGATTTGACACAATATGCCTTGTTCCGTGGTGTAACTGACTGGGCTAACTTACATCAATTTAACCAATTTGAATCTGGTTATGGTATGCTTATCGTTTTAACTATTCCAAACTTCTTGAAAGCTTTGGCAGCTAAAAGTGATAAATACCAAAAACTTATCGATACATATGTGCATGTATTAGAATATGAATTCCGTGGCTTAGATGGCATTGATAACATGACTTCCGATACTGCAGAATTGACAAATGGTGTTAAATCCATTAACGTAATCAATAAAGTTAATAGCCAATCTGGCTCTACCTTTACTATGCGTTATTTCGAAAAATCTGGTTCTATCATGACTAAAGTTCATGAGTTGTTCTTGCGTGGTGTTAAAGACCCTACAACTCAAGTTAAACATTATCATGGTCTTATTGAAGATGGTACTATTAAAGAACCTGGTTTTGACCAAGAAGTATTTAGCTTCTTATATATTGTAACTGATAATACTTTGATGAACGTTGAAAAAGCATTCTATATCGTAGCTGCTCAACCAACTAACGCTGACTTGAATATCTACAATATCGAACGTGGTGATATTGGATTCAAAGAATTATCTGTTGAATTCTCTGGTTTCCCTATTACTAATACTATCATCAACCAAAAAGCTCAAAGCTTACTTGATTGGGTACGTAAAGGTACAATTTGGGATGAATCTGAAATGACTTACTCTGGTGTAACTCATATGAAACCATATAGTAATATCCTTACTCCTAATGGTGAAGGTAACACTGGTAAAGGCGTTTCTTATATTGGTTAATAGATTTTAATAATAGAATAAACAACAGTGGACTAGGAGTTAATCTCCTAGTCCATTTATTCTTTTTATTTATATAACAATATATTGACTGCGTATGAGGATTTAATGAAGATAATTAGACACAAAAACTCCTATATAATACCTACTAATAAAAATTTCTATACATGCTTCGTGAACAAAACTCATCATACAAATCAAAATCCTACGCTTGATTAACGTTTAATAATATATACATGGGAACTCCGATTTTGGACAAATAGATCAAAATTCTTCCATCAGGGGATGGATGGAAGACCTCTCTTCTCAAATTGCAATCTGCTAAAATCACATGAACGGACTTCCTCATGCGTAGTCATTCTTTCTTTGCTGCTGTGGGCAAAGTTAGTTTTCACCTTATCCAAATAAAAACAAAACAACTTATGGTCATAGGCTTTAATAGCCTATGACCATATTTTGTTGTATTAGTAACCACCGTCACCTTGATCTTGTTGTGTATTAGCAGCATATTCAATCTTAGTTGCTTCTTTAACACGCATAATCATTTCCATATCAATATAACTTTCAAGCATTTTGCCTTTTAAGTTATTGAAGAAGATTTGTTTAGCGTTATCATCTAAGTCATCAGAGAATGCTTCCATTGCAGCCTGTGCTACATCATTAGCATTTTGAATGATTTGGTTAGTATTAGTTAGATTCAAGAACATCGGAGTTGGTAAGTTAACTTTAATAACCGCAGTTGGATTATTAAACTCACCTCTATAGAGTTTAGTCATAATAGATGATAAGAATCTATTAGCTACAGTTTGTCTATTATAGATTTTCTTTAAGAATCTACTATTGGACATAGATGCTTGGATAGCATAGTCCATAGATTGTCTTGCTTGTACTATTTCAAATGGTACATCAGTACTATTGACTGCCATTGATTGGAGTTTTTCCATCAAATCAGTTTGTGGATCAATTTGTTGACCTTGCATAACTTCAAACTGTACTGGTGCATTACCACTATTATCAGTTGGAATAACAAAGTCATTGAATCGACCTAGGATATTCAATACATTCTTCATAGATTCTAATTGACGCATATTGAAGTTTTGACGTTTCAATTGATCAATAGTAGTTAATAGAATCTTAGAGATATTTGTATCAATACCAGATTGTTTTACATAGTACACACGACGATCTTGTGCACGAGTCATTGCACCAATAGTATTGGTAATATATAGACCGATGAATAATTTAGCTGGTATCATAGACTTATACAAGTCAGAGATACCACGATATGTATCAGGATCTAATTTATAATAGCAATGAACTACATCATCAGGTGGTAAGAAAGTTACATTATATTTATTCTTCTTACCTGCTTGAAGATCATGTTTTAATACCATATAGATCTCTTTAGATAGATCTTTATTAAGTTTAATAAACTTAGTATCAATAGCTGCAGATAGTTTACTAGCTACAGTTTTAACAATGCTATCAGAGATAACAGCAGAGTTCTTTGTAGCTTCTAGATCGGTAGCTACATTGATACCTAAAGCATTTACTGGTGTAGTTGTATCACTAACTGGGAAGTCATCTTCTAAACCAAATACACTATCATTTTCAAGATAAGCATATCCTAGAATAAGATCTTCAATTCTAACTGGAATAACTTTATAACGATTAAGTTCTTTAAAGATACATCCATTTAGACCCCAGTCGTCTTTAGTATTAATTCTATCTTGACCAGCTACAATTAAACCATTGCTTGTAGTATCATCATAGAATGGACTAGCATCTAATTTATCATTAGCCACTAGAGATACTGTACTTGTTGTAGCTTCATTGAAGTTTAATGCAGATTCTCTAATATGTTTAAGTCTATTAGCTGCAGTCTCATGAGCTACAATCTCTTTAGATAAAGCATTACTCATATTGAATGAGAATTCAACATCTAAAGATTGTTCTTTTTTGTTAATATTTCTAACAAATACATCTCCACTTTCTTTTAATGTAGGGGAGATTTTAAGAATACCAGATTCAGTTAGACTCATAGACTCTTTTTGTGTAGTTATAAACTTATTTTCTGGGTTATCTAATAGCTTTTTAATAGCTCTTTCATATGGTACGATATAATAGAATCGTTCACCATACTTGGAAGTATTGTAAATAATATCTTGGAACTTGATAAGCAAGTCATATTTGTCTTTAAGTATCTTAATATTGTTATAGAATACTTCTTTATCACTTTCTACAGAGACATTCTCATCAGAGATGAAGATAAAGTCTTTAGAGAAGTGGTCAGATGAGATTACATTATCACATAGTACTCCTAATGCATCTTCAAGCATAGGCATATATTTACAGATCATGTCAATCTCTGCATCAAATAACCGTAAGCTACGATTATTAAAAAAAGCATTATAAGTACTACCGTCATTATTTAAGTCTTTGAATAGATTATCAAAACCATCTACAATTTTTGGATCATTTTGATATTCCATAGACTTAGCATATAGAGTGCTAATAGAAGATAGACCTGTAGAGTAGTTAATATCATTAATAATCTTACCCATAGAATCATTGATTCTATCAGTAAGATGATTTAGTTCGCTATCACTATCTGGTGGTGTATAATATGTACGACCGTATAGATTAGCAAGACCTTTACGGATACTACTAAGTAACCCATCTTGCTTTTTTACGTTTTTATCTTCAGCCATTATCGTTCCTCCTTTGATTATTTAAATGTTTTCCGTATGCTAAATAAACGAATCT